AGTCCATCATCACCTTTAGCTGGGGTGTTATAAAGCATTTTATATGTAGTTTAGGTTTCATTTCTTTAAACCAACAAATGGTATAGCCCCTGACTTATTTATGATGTTCTTGGGAACCCATACATTTCTCCTGGGATTATATCCATAGAGTGTATTCACGAAGTTGATGTTCTTGGGTAGTTTTTTTGCGTTTTCAGGTCTCAGGTTTACCTCGTTTTTCACATAGGAATTGTTCTTGACATTCTTCCACTTGAGGTTTTTGAGGTTTAATCGCTTGTTTCCTGAAGAGTGTTTGTACCCATTCACGTTGGTGTTCTTCGTGACAGGATTGAGACCATGTACGAATTGTTTGGATAACTTTTCTTCGGAGGGTTTTGTTGTAAAGTTCTTGTATTTGAATGGATCCACACGAGCAGCTTTGGTTAGAGACACTGTTGCATTCTTTTTTGTCACCGGAGTACCCCTCTTAGTGATCAAAGACTTCACACGTTTGAAAATGTCGTCAATAGAATCAGTAGACTTCACCTTCTTATCCAAAAGTTGAGCAAGCTTCACGAGACGTTGACGATCTTTCTCCTTCTTCTCTGGACGAAGTTTGAGTTTACTCATCAGATAGATGTCTTCAATCAAAAACTCTCTACTGGCCACATAGACATTGTTGTTTCTCACCAATTTACCTGTATTCTGATTTTTGTACGTGATACCTTTGCGTCTCGTGAGGACAACTTCGTATCCAAACTCTTTGGGTCGCATAAATGGGATATCAAGAATACCACCGAGTGTGACATTCTCAATCTTACCACTCTTGGGTGAAAAGAAACGCATATTTAGATCAAGAGCAAATAACTCCACATCAATGAAAACATCACCCTTTTTGGGGTCATTTCCTGATCCAGACTTTTTCTTCTTGATGAGAGTGTATCTACGAGTCACAGCTGGACCAGTAGTTGGTATACTGATACCCAAAAACTTGAAAAGTTTGGGATACTTTGTCTTCATGAGTGCAATACGCTTTCTCACACGAGTGTTTAATCGCTTAGCTATCTCACCCATCTTATCCCACAATATGAGTTTAGTCGCTTGAAGTTTACCAAAAAACTTGGGGTTTACGGGCATCCTCGGAACAAACTTCGCGTCAATGTCAGTGGTGATGATGCGATTATTGTAATCCATGTACAAGTTGAAGGCTTCGCCACCACTCACGATGAGATCACCCATGTTCTTCATGTGCTCAGAAATTTCACCGATAGTTTCCAAGATGATGTCTCTCAAGGAGTTTGTAATCAAGAGGTACACAACCTTTTCAAAATCCTTTTTACTGTAGACATTGTGAACACGACTCCTGAATTTTCCTAAATCCCTCTGTTCATTCCTTTCATAATACTTTTTCAACTTGACATCCTTGAACAATAAATTTTCATCTAAGAAATTCCTGATCGCTGCTTCTGAATAAATTTCAGTGTCCATTATTATATTCTCATATAATAATATGGTCTGTAGCATAATAGACGACTGTAGATGTTTCGCATACGACGATGTTGATCCAAAGAGAATTCAATTTTGTGGGGTGAGACGGGGACCTAACGTTGTACCCTGCCCAGAGAAAGAATGTTGCGCTGGTGGATGCCCTGGTCAAGTACCTAACCTGACACCAAGGGAACCCTTTAGAGTCATAGAACGCCGCCCCTCAGTCCTAAGAATGCCCGAGTATAATCCCAAACTCTACATACTCATAATGCTCGTCATGTTTTCACTCTTGTTTCTTACGTATCTTACTTAAAGATTAACTGACTAAGAAAGGTATAATGTCTCTTGAAACCATTCACTCCGAAATTACCGCTCTCCGTGCCGATGTCAAGGCTCTTACCAAGCTCGTTCGTAAGGTAAAGAATACTCAAGATGATCCTGATGGTGAAAAGGCGAAGAAGCGTGCTGAGAACAACGGCTTCAACCGCAAACAGGAAATTACACCTAAGTTGCGTGAGTTCATCGGACTTCCCGAAGGTGAACTCATTTCTCGCTCCGAGGTTACCAAGGTCGTCAACAAGTACATCATTGACAACGGCCTCAAGCATCCCGACAACGGTCGCCAGCTCATCCTTGACGACAAGCTCAAGGAGCTCCTTCAGCCTCCTGCCGACGTCACCGTCACTTACCTTAACCTCCAGAAGTACCTCTCTCCTCATTACGTGAAGAAGGCTTAAAAAAATAACACATAACCATAATATGTCTGTCTCAAAAGAACAAATTGAACAACTTATTGGTACAAAGATCAAGGATCTGACTTTCTACCAAAAGGCTTTCACCCATAAATCTGCACTCAAAGAATATGAACAATTTAACGAATCTTTCGAAACTTTGGAGTTTATGGGGGATTCAGTATTAGGTTTTATCATCACTAAGTTTCTATTTGATCGCCATGAATCAAAACAGGAAGGATTTCTCACAAAAGCCCGTACAAAACTCGTTCGTTCGGAGACCCTTGCAGATATAGCTTTAAAGTTAGGTCTCAATAAACTAGTTCTCATGGACGAAAAGGGCATGAGAAACTCATGGAATAATAATCCAAAGATTTTGGAAGATGTTTTTGAAGCCCTCGTGGGTGCCATCTATATGGACCTTGGTCTCCTTCACGCCAAACAATTTGTCCTTAGAATCTATCAAGATCCAAAATATGTAGATCTCAATTCTATAATGGTTGATGATAACTATAAAGATCATCTCATGAGGTATTGCCAAGTTAACAATCTACCCCTACCGGAATACCGTGTGATTGCTCACGAAGATGGTGTATTTTTCATCGATGCCATAATAAATAACAAATACGCTGGTAGAGGATATGCCAAAAGTAAAAAGCAAGCCGAGCAGAATGCGGCTATGATCTTTTTTCAACACTTTCAACATCAACTTAAAAAATACTAGCTACAGTAAATTAATATGCATCCAAATGTTAAGGCCCTAATTGAAAGAGAATATGCTGCGCAGAAGAGTGAAGAGTGGCTGGCTCTGCGAGGTAACATGCTCACTGCGAGTGACGCAGCATCAGCTATAGGTGTGAACAAATATGAAACACCCGAAGAACTCTTACGGAAAAAGTGTGGTCTAGGTGAAAAGTTCACTGGTAATGCAGCCACTCGTCATGGTGAACTCTATGAGGATGAGGCACGGATTCTATACGAAGAGAGGCACGGTGAAGTCGTTCATGAACTTGGATTGTGTCCACATCCACTCCATTCTTGGCTTGGTGGAAGCCCTGATGGAGTTTCTGAAAGTGGAAAGTTGGTAGAGATTAAATGTCCTCCGATGAGGCAGATTGTACCCGGTGAAGTCCCGATCCATTATATGCCTCAGCTTCAATTGTGTATGGAAATTTTAGATTTAGAAGAAGCCGATTTTATTCAGTATAAACCAGCGGAGACCAATTGGCCTAAACCTGAAGAATTTGATGTTGTAAATATTAAACGAGACCGTGAATGGTGGAAAACTAATTTCCCAATTATGAAAGAATTTTGGGACAAGGTTGTTTATTTTCGGAAACACATAGATGAACTTCCACAACCTAAGCCAAAGCAAACCCGTAAAAAAAAGGAACTTCCTCCACCAGTCTGTGAAATTCAAACATTATCTGACGAAGACGAATATCATGAAGATTGAGCAACAATACAACCTCGCCAAAGATAACCTCAATGGTCGTCTATTCGCACCTTACCAAAAAGAAGGTGTTCTTTGGATGCTCACGATGGAAAATCAAGAATCCGGACCCAAGGGTGGATTCCTATGTGACGAAATGGGTCTGGGTAAGACCGTGCAAATGGTTTCTACAATGTTAGGAAACCCCAAAGAAAGCACTCTAATCATCGTACCCAAATCTATTATCACACAGTGGGTAAATGAAATTGCAAAGTTTGCCCCTAAAATGTCTGTTCATGTGTTTGATGGACCAGATAGAAAGCGGAAAGAAGCTGACGTTGTGATCATGCCCTATTCTCTGCTATCAACTCATAAAGAGACATTCATCCACAAGAAATCTTGGGACAGAATCATTCTTGATGAAGCTCATGAGATTCGTAACAAATCTTCTAAGTTGTTCAAGAGTGTCAACCGTATCAAAGCTGAGATCAAATGGATTGTTACAGGTACACCTGTCTTCAATTCTATGAATGACTTTGTATCCCTATGTGCCTTCCTTGGTATTGACAAAGCCCTTGTTCAGGGGATGACCAACAAGATCAAAGACATCTACATCCTTCGGAGAACCAAGGATGACCTGGCTAAGATCAACGAACGTTTGAAACTGCCAAACTGTCACTTTGAGAATGTTGAACTTGACATGTTTCCGGATGAAAGGCAACTTTATGAATTTGTCTTTCAAGATGCCCAAGAAACTATCCGAGATGCTTTCAAAAACGCAATCAGTCTCAACTCCAAGAATATGGTGATCTTGGAGGCTCTTTTGAGAGCACGGCAGTGTATGATTCTTCCACAGATGTACTTGGATGGTATCGCTAAAAAGAATGGGACACAAGCAGAGGAATGGGTTGGGCGTTCCAACAAAATGGAAACTCTCTTTCGTATGATCAATTCTCACCCGGATGAGAAATCTCTTGTATTCTGTCAGTTCATGGGTGAGATGGACTATATTCAGAAAAATATGGAGAGACCAACTTTCCGTATTGATGGTTCAGTGGCGAAGGATGAGAGAGATAAACAAGTGACCGCGTTTAAAAATGCACCACATGGGGCTGTGTTTATCATTCAAATCAAATCTGGGGGTCAGGGTCTCAACTTACAAGAAGCTACTCGTGTATACATTACTGGTCCATCTTGGAATCCCGCAACAGAGCTTCAGGCTGTTGGTCGCAGTCATAGGACAGGACAGACTAAAGAAGTATTTGTTAAGAAATTGATTTACAAAGAGATGGATACATTCGTTTCAGTAGAAGAAGAAATGATGGCATTACAAGGTCATAAATCTATCGTGTGTTCAAAAGTCCTAAATGACGAGAGGGTTGAAAGACAAATACCAGTAAAGAGAACAACTGAAAAGATTTCTATTTTGGATATCAAGAAAATTTTCAAAGCTTAATGTATAAACAAAATGATTGGTTCTCGTGCTCAGGTTTTCCATGGAACTGCTGACCAAACTGCGGGTGGTCTCACTAAGAAGGATCTGATGTTGGATCCCAAGGATGGTCAGATTAAGAGCAAGGCTGCTCAGCAGGCTGCCCTCGCTCGCATGAAGAAGGAGGGTAAGAAGCACCTTACCAAGGTTTTCAAGCCTACCAAGAAGGGTTTCAAGCTTCAGCCTAAGGAAGGTACCAAGGCTTATGACAAGAAGATGAAAAAAATGATGTAATACTATAAGAATGACTCTCGCTAAATGGAACGAGTCCGTGCGTCTAGCTAAGATTAAGTTGGGAAAGGATCCTAAGAGCTTTACCAAGATTCAGGGTAAACTTCTTAAGGAGGCTCAGATCATATATCATATTCTCCTAATGAATAAAAATAGCGGTAATAAGTAAGATGAACGTGTTAGAGCGTGCTAGAAAGGCTGCTATGAACACTAACTTTCTTGATAACAAGAAGCGGCGCATTTATGCGACTAGTAGGGGTGTGATGTTTACGAAGATGCCGGGTGGGTACAAGAACTATCGTCCAATCCCAATGTACAAAAATGTACCCGGATCCAAGACCGTGACCCGTATTTAAATCTGGAACTGAAAACCCTTGAGATTCTGTGGTTCATATACAACCAACTGATTAAGCTTCCAGGTACACCCGAACATTCTGTTCAAGAAATACACACTATTGAGTTCAGCGATAGCGTGACCACTATTTCTTGCATAGAGTCCATTAGAAACCTCAGTCTTGATAGGATTCTTGTCCGCGTCATAGACTGCAGCCTTGATGAGGCCATTATGATCCGTATCAACCTTTAGACGAAACTTTGGTTCGCGACCAGGACTTTCCTTGATGTTGGAATTGAACATGGGCATAAGTTCCTCCTTTGTCATCTTCTTCTGGAAGATCTTTTCACTCTGTTCAACTACGGCATCGATGATTTTGTCTTCAAGAGCTTTCAGAGAAGTGTAAAACTTGTTAATGTAACTATCTTCCTCGTCATAACCCTTCAAAGCGAGATCTACATTGTATTTAGTTGGACCGACTTCAGGTGTAAAACCAGAGACACCGAAAGGCATATACAGACGTGGGAAGTGAATCTTCATGGGAGTACCCTCCTTTGTAGAGAGTACAATCTTTCGGTTATTAAACTCGGCAATTTCCAGGTTTTCGATAGCGTCGGTAATTTTAGACATTGCACTGATTGAATATTGGGTTAAAACTTTAAGCTGAACACGCCACACAATCGGGTTCAAGACTGAATTGGATTGGCCGAGCCTTTGCCTTAGATCTCAGATAGTACATACCAGTCTTGAGACCCTGTTTCCACGCATACATATGCATTGAGGAGAGTTTAGACATTGTGGGGCTCTCCATGAAGAGATTCATAGACTGGGACTGATCAATGAAACGACCGCGATCAGCAGCCATATCAATGACATCCTTCATCTTGATTTCCCATACAGTGCGATACAACTTCTTGATATCTTCTGGGATGTCTACGATAGTTTGGATAGAACCACCAGCCTTGACCATGAGATCCTTCATTTCCTTGGACCATAGACCGATCTTCTTGAGATCATCAACGAGGTGCTTATTGACAACTACAAACTCACCGGCGAGGGTACGGCGCAAGTAGATATTAGTTGTGTAAGGCTCAAAGCACTCATTGTTACCCAAAATCTGGGCCGTGGAAGCTGTGGGCATTGGAGCCATGAGAAGGCTGTTCCTAAGCCCCTTAGTCTTCACACGCTCCTTCAATGCGTCCCAGTCGTAGTTGAGTTTGGTATCACCCTCCCACATATCAAATTGGAGCACACCCTGTGAGGCTGGAGAACCCTCAAAGGTCTCATAGGAACCCTGGACCTCTGCAAGCTCCGAACTGGCTTCTAGAGAGGCGTGGTACATAGTCTCAAAGATACGCGCGTTAATTTCCTTGGCTTCATCAGAATCAAACGCGAGACGACAGAGGATAAATACATCCGCAAGACCCTGGACACCTAGACCAATTGGACGATGTCTCATATTAGACTTTCGGGCAGTCTCAACTGGGTAGAAGTTCCTATCAATCACACGATTCAGGTTTTTAGTCACAGTCTTGGTGACTTCGTGGAGCTTCTCATAATCAAATGTCTTCTTTTCCTGATCCACAAACTTGGGGAGGGCGATGGACGCTAGGTTACAGACAGCAGTCTCGTCCTTGTCGGTATATTCCAGGATTTCCGTACACAAGTTGGAGCTCTTAATTGTTCCCAAATTCTTTTGGTTACTCTTCTGGTTGCAGGCATCTTTATAAAGCATATAGGGTGTACCAGTCTCTGTTTGAGATTTTAGAATCGCCTTCCAAACCTCAGCGGCTGGTACAGTACTGTTAGCGCGGCCTTCTTCCTCATACTTGGTGTAAAGGGTTTCAAACTCTTCACCCACTGCATCTGAGAGACCAGGTGCCTTATCGGGACAGAAGAGGGACCACTGTCCACCCTGTTCAACGCGTTTCATGAAGAGGTCGGGGATCCATAGAGCGGAGAAAAGGTCACGACAACGAGCCTCCTCGTCACCTTGATTGAGACGCAGCTCCAAAAATTCCATGATATCCGCGTGCCATGGTTCAATGTAGACGGCAATAGAACCCTTACGGCGACCAGCCTGATTCACATAGCGAGCTGTGGCGTTAAACACACGAAGCATTGGAATAATACCATCAGACTGACCGTTTGTACCTCTAATACGAGACTTGTTGGCACGAATGTCATGGATATGCATACCAATACCACCAGCCCACTTGGAAATCTGTGCACACTCGGTTAGGGTACCATAAATGCCATTGATGGAGTCTTCCTTATTGGCGATGAGGAAGCAGCTGGACATCTGTGGTCTAGGTGTACCGGCATTGAAGAGGGTGGGTGTCGCATGGATGAAAAGACCTTGGGACATCTTGTCATAGGTTTCCAGAACGGCTGGAATATCATCACCGTGAATACCGATGGATACCCTCATAAACATATATTGGGGTGTTTCCATCAGCACACCATCTAGACGTTGGAGATAGCTCTTCTCTAGGGTCTTGAGGCCGAAGTACCCAAAGTCAAAGTCCCTCTTCGCAATGATATCATTTCTGACGAGACCAGCGACATGTGCGACCTCATCAGTGACGATACCAGCTTTAGCGAGTTTCTTCATGGCGATGTGGAAGTTATTGGGGCACACCTTCTGGATGTTACTAGCGACGATGCGAGTCGCGAGAACTTCGTAGTCGGGGTCGGATGTGATCATCCCAACACACACTTCCGCAGAGAGAGTGTCAATTTCCTGAACCGTGATACTATCATAGAGGGATGAAGCTACCTGTTGCGCAACCTTGGAAGAGTCGCAATTTTCTGAGAGACCATACGTTAAATTCTTAATCCTATTGGTGATGTTATCAAATTTCATATCCTCAATACGACCTGAGCGTTTAATGACTCTCATTACTAATTATTCTACGTCTTTTATTTTTAACTTACTTCTTGCACTTCTCTAGATCGGCACTGGTAACTTTAACAGAACCGGCGATTTCAAACTTACGATCGGGCTGAAGAAAGTAACTATTCACAAAGAAGGGACCACTCTCACCTGGACGAGCTACTGGAGCATAAGACCCAACGAAGCAGGCTGGAGGGTTGCATGGGACTTGTTCAACATTGGTTGGCTTGTTGGCGTAAGCCTCGTCAAAATCGGCTATGTTCAACATTTAATATCTACAGAGTTTTTTTTCCGAGAGTATATTAAATGTGTGACAACCTTCACCTTGACTCCCTCAAGCAGACTGAGACTCCACTCAACACACTGTTTTTTTCCAAATTTAATCAGGATCTTCTCCAGCGTGGTATCCGACAGACATTCAAGAACAAAACTGGTATCGCAATTGATCGTCAAAACCCCGATGACCTGTATAGTATCATGCGTGTTATATTCATCAACAACGCCGGTGACCATCACACGCGTATTAATGAACAAGTTCGTTTTATGAACTCCCGTGTCATTGATACTGCGATCTCTCAAATACAAACTGGTGTTTCCCAATATATGACTTATGTTCAAGACATTGATACTATTGCGGTGCCCCTGGCCCAACCTATAAACACAAGTACTGTTGGTAAAAAGCTTCCCAAGAATATGAAAATTGGTATCAATTAAAGTTTTGATTATATATACTCATAAGATGAGTTTGAACTTCTACAAACAAGAAACCGAAAAAGTATGTAAATCAAAGGGTTGGGATCGTGCAGCCGTTGATACGGTATGGCTCCTTCTGACAGAAGAATTTGGTGAACTTGCATCAGCCATTCGTCAGTACAAGAAGACTTATAAGAAAACCGGTCTCAAGAAGGAAAGGGGTACTGATGTTATGATGGAGATGGGTGATGTGTTTAGCTATCTTTTCCAATTGGCGCATATGCTAAATATAGATCTAGATATGATGTGGGAAGAACACAAAACCAAAATGAAGACCAAAAAATATAATCTGAAGTAAAAGTAACTATGATGCTTACAGACGAAGAAGCAATTGATAATGTTAATCCATTTGTCTCTCACGAATTTTCCCTTCCAGGAAGTGTGAGACAAAGTGGTGGATTTGACGATTTTACCGAAGTTGAGGAGGGTACTGGTATCCAAGAACCTCAGAGAAGTATATATTGTGATTACGGTCTGTGTGCAGAATCTACATCCGATTGTTCTTTATCTAGAGGTGTTCACCCACGTAGAAATATTGATATTGGCTTTACCAAACAAAAGAAGGGGGGTATCATTGAAAAAGTAACTGTTGGTGTTTCCAATCATCCTGAATTTTCTATGATCGGTGGTTTTCTATGTGTCTTAACTATTGTCCTATCTGTATATCACGCAAGACGTTAAAAATGTAATCCAAACGAGAATTGTCTTCACATTCCGGAATTAAATCTACGAGTGTCTCAACACAGAACTTTTTAATAAATTCCCTCTGCCAAGCACTTTCAGTATTGATCCAAGGTGGTTGAAAGGTGGGGTCCAATATTTTGACCGCGTAAGCCATTCTGATGTACGTGTGAATACTCTGTTTATCAGCTATAATATTTTGAATTGCAATTTCAACCATTTTTTGACGAACTTCTAGAGTCTTTTCACACATCGTGTCTAAGAACTTTTCGTAAGGGATAGAATGTGTCTTTGACTTAATAACTGTCCAATCGGCGAGAGGCTTTGTGTGTATGCAATCAACATAGGTTTCATACCCTTTATTTTTTACATAACGTTCATACACGATTTCAACATAGTTTAACTTAGATTCAACATCATAAACAGCTTTAGCTGTTTTGAGGAAAGAGGTCATATACATAAAGATCGTACATTGTCTTTAACCAAAAAAATGTCAGTATAAGTAAATATGAAACCAGAAACGGTATTCGTGATAGTTTTACTTATGTGTTGTTGTTGTTCTTCTTCTTCGGTAGGAGCGTATTTTTTGATGCCATCCGGGCCACCAAAAGGTCGCTATGTGAAATTAGAGCAGACAGTTGCGTATGATGCGAATGCTACGAAGGATAATGGTACAGCGGGTGATGTTAATGACAAAAACCGTATTATCAACCTCGCCGAACTTGAAGTATTTGATGCGAACGATACAAACTTAGCCGCAGGTAAAACTGTAACTGGAAGTTCGCAACACTCTTCAACACACGGTTTTATTAGACTCACAGACGGTAACAAGACAAATATGGCTCATACAAAAGGTAGAGCCGAAGAAGAAATTGACTATTTGCAAGTTGACCTTGGCTCTGAACAGGAAATCAAGAAGCTTGTTATTACCAACAGAACTACATGCTGTAAGAACCGTGCTATTGGTATCAAGGCTGTTATTTTGGCAGATGATGGTACTACTGTAGTTCAGGAAACCCCTGCCATTGCGGTCATGGCTGATACCTACACTTTGACTTTCCCAGAAAATACATGGAGCTAACCTAAGTCTATCTCTTTTAAGTATAAATCATATAAAGACGACAGGCTCTATATAAAAGAGTTAACAAATGTATTCGGCAATCGCCAATAATAGTTTTTCATATCTTCTGACCCTCGATGAGTTCAGGAAGAATTTACCTGAAGAGTTATGTCCTTCTTGGATAAAGATTACAACAATCACAATGGTCTCCAAGTTTGTACAGGAAATTGATATTAAGAAACTTCGTCGTGTATTTGAGAATTTGGATTCCTTCCAATTGAAGCGTTCTGGTACCAAAGGTAATGGTGGTTTTATGTGGAAGTTGAAACCTACAACTTTCTATAATCAGGTGACACTCACGTACCATGATACTTACAGTACTAAATCTGTAAAGGTCTTTCCCAATGGTTCCATTCAAGTTGCTGGATGCTGCGATCTTTTTGACTGTAAGAGAATTATCACCCAATTGACTTACATTTTCAAGACTTTTTTGGGAACGGAGATGAAAATTCCGGATGACTCTTTCAGAGTTGTTATGATCAATTCTAACTTTAGTCTCAATTATAACATCAACCTCATGAAAGTAGCTCAACACTTTGAGAAACATTCAGATATTTTTAAGGTTTCTTTTGAGCCTGACAGATATAGTGCTGTCAAAATCAAATTTCAACCAGCCCAAGATATGAAAGAAATTACTACCAGTATCTTTTCAACCGGTAAGATCATCATCACCGGTGCAGAAACTTTAAAAGAGATTGCTTTTGGATACAACATCATCAATCATCACATTAACGAAGAACCTCAAATTCGTGTTTCTGCTACAGAAGAAACAGATGTGTTTGATGTATTTCTCGGTTACAAATGTGGACAATTGATTGAACATCTCAAAGGGAAAGGATTCAAATCCTGGATTCAAACAGTGACAAACAGGGGAATTAATTTCTAATGTTAAATTAATACAAAATGTCGCAGCGACTTGGAATGGCCGATGGACGATGCTTCACCATTCACTCTTCAGCCCAGCTTACGAACAACTATCTCATGGAGCAGAACGGTATCAGCTTCGAGGACAACTATTCTTTCCGCCAAGCTCTCCAAAAGCAGGGCCCTGAATTTATCAACAAACTCCAAGAGCAGTCCCGTGAGAAGTGTGACCCATGCAACACATACACCAACATGTCTAAGACGTACTAGGTGTGGTAAATTGTAATAAAAACTTTAGAATTGTACTTTAGAATGTCACAATGTGCCATATGTCTCAATGAGGTGAGGTCAACGAGGACGAATCCACCTATCCGTTGTGGACATATGTTTCATTCCCACTGTATACAAGAGTGGAAAGATAAAGGTAAGAATACCTGCCCGGTTTGTAGAAAAGTATTCGATGTTTCGCAATTCAAGGTTACATTGACAGTTCAGAACAATTACACAGCACAGTCCAATACTGTGTCATTGCAGAGTGAAGCTATTTTCAACATAATGGATATTTTTGATATGTCGTTTGACGTTGAAAATACGGTAGATTTAGAC